TGGCCAATCGAAGTCAAAGAAACATTCACCACGATCCAGAGAAAGATGGGATGCTACGCAAAGCATCAGTTTAATAATGAGTACGAAGTTATATGAGAAAGCTTTCTTAACGGGAGCAGATTTCAATACAGAATGGCAACTTCCTTGGTTCTTTGAGAACTACAAGAAGCATAATGATACACCAATCATGTTTGCAGACTTTGGTGTAATTGATCGTGAGGCTATTGAACCATATGTGCATGCCATTATAGACATGACAAAGGTACCTGAAAAGGGTTGGTTCAAGAAGCCAAAAGCACTTTATCATGCACCTGCTCAGAAAACAGTCTGGTTAGATACAGATTGTGAAGTACTTGAAGACATCTCAGACATCTTTGATTTACTCAAACCAGATCAACTCAATATGGTTGAAGACAGACCATGGGCAAAACGTCGTGGTGGAGTTCAATATAATAGTGGTGTTGTTGGTATCGTGAACAAACCAATCATTCTTGGTATGTGGGCCAATTGGATTATGGAAGGAGGAGAGGTTGGAGATCAGGAGACTCTGACAGCCAATCTGAATCCTATTACTCAAATCAAATATATAAATCCATTACCGAACAAATATAATTGGCTTCGGTTACAAATTGAGAATGATAATGAACCTGCGACCAATGCAAAGATTATTCATTGGACAGGTCAAAAAGGAAATGATCGTATTCGGAGTAAGATGAATGGCTAGAGTTGTACATGTCATTGGCAATGGTGATTCTTCAAGTCTTTACACAAGACAACCACGTAAAGGATTAAAGCTTTGTTGTAATCAGGTACCATTTGAAGTGCCTGACAAGTGGGCTACTGTTATGGTTGACTTTAAGATGATGGATGCTTTGACACGTGCAAAGAAAGGCGATCCGACTGGTTTGACTATTCCGGGTAACTGGGTTCTTGGCTTTCGTCCAAAGAAATGGATGGAATCTCGTCCAAACTTTCATATGCAGGTAGCTTCTCAGATTCGTGAATTCTATACAGATCTACCACGATATACTTGGGACGTGAATAAAGGCGAAGACATGGGGAAAGGTTATACGAACTGGAACTGTGGTCATATGGCTACACACTATGCATGTAATCGTCTGAAAGCAGATGAAGTGCACCTCTATGGATTTGACTCATGCTTTGATTTTAACATGAACTCTTTTACTGATCTTGTTCTACAGTCTGATCGTGGTCTCATGAATAACCAAAGATTGTCGTCTAACTGGAGACCGATCTGGGAAAACATGTTTAAGGAATGGCCAAACACTAAGTTTGTATTCCATTACTTTCATAATGCATTCAAGATGAAAACACAACCAAACGTAGAAGCAATTATCTATTCAAAGAAAGAAACAATAGCACCAGATCCTGTAAACTTTGATAACATATCAGATGCTTAATCGTCTAATGATTCTTGTAGATATTCGATACTCTTACGTGTATGGTCTTTTAATTCATAGAGTTCATCATTCAGCTTAGTGACACGATGCCGCAGGTAATTAATCTCTTTCTGCAACTCACGAATTTCCATTCTATAAAGCTCTTCTTGTGTTACTTCAATTTCTTCCATTTTTCAAATAGCTCCTCTTGTAATGCATAAGCTTCGATTTCATTTGGTCTCTCATCATATGGTAGAGAATCATCGTCTTCAATACCACGCTCTGCCTGCCTCACGTGGACCAATTCATGAAACAAACATGTGACAAAATCTTCTGTTGATAGAAACGGATTTAATTCAATCCTATGTATGTGTTTCTCTTCCATCCAATGCCAACCTTCAGCCGAGTCACCGGTAGGACATAACTCAATGGTGATCTCGAGATTTTTCTTTCTTGGCATTAATTCTTTGATAGCAAACAGAGAAGCTTCCACAATATCATCATCAATGAGTGGACCATATTTGTCTCCAATCACATCGACGTAAATCATATACCTTCCCTCTCCATAGCTGAATACTATTTATTATACCATATCTGGCGGAAAAGTACACCAAAAAATGAGCGAATGAGATGAATATACTTAATCAAACTGTAATACTTCTGTGACATTGTAACAAATATATAATAGTAGCAGGGCAGTTGAGAGCCCTGTTTTCACATCTAACCATAGGGAAATCCATGAAAAAAATTCTACTTTCTTTCCTCGCTCTTGTAGCGATGGCCTCAACTGCATCTGCACGAGAGCATATCTCTATCGTCGGTTCTTCGACGGTCTATCCATTTGCAACGATTGTCGGTGAAAAATTCGGACAATCTTCTGGATTTAAAACTCCAGTAATCGAATCAACCGGTACCGGTGGCGGAATGAAATTGTTCTGTGCTGGTGTTGGTGTAGAACACCCTGATGTAACAAATGCATCACGTGCAATTAAGAGTTCAGAAGCAGAACTTTGCGCACAGAATGGTGTAGAATTCCAAGAATTTATTGTTGGTAACGATGGATTGGCATTTGCACAATCTCTCGAATCAAAAGCAATGCCTTTGACAATTGCACATATTGCAGCTGCACTTGCCGCAGAACTGGATGGACAACCGAACAATTTGAAGACATGGGCAGAAGTAGATGCCTTTGTGGCAAAACAAACTAACACTGCAGAACTTGGTCTTCCAAATCGTCCAATTAGTGTTATGATTCCTCCTCCAACCTCTGGTACTCGTGATGCCATGGGCGAGCTCTTCATGAAGAATGGCTGGAAAGCTCTTGGTTTTAAAGATAAAGGTTACAAGTCAATCCGTGAAGATGGTGTAGCTATCGAAATGGGTGAAAACGATAATCTGATCGTTGAAAAGCTTGTAGGTGACAAAGACATGTTCGGTATCTTTGGATATTCTTTCTTTGATACAAACCGTGATAAAGTACAAGCATCAGATATCAATGGTGTACAACTCTCATTTGAGAACATTGCATCATACGAATATCCGGGTGCTCGTCCATTATTCTTCTATGTAAAGAAGCAACATCTAGGAGTTATCCCAGGATTGGAACAATTTGTATCTGAATTCATTAACGAAAAGGCTATGGGATTAGATGGTTATCTCTTTGCAGCCGGATTGGTACCATTGAGTGCTTCTGACTTCGATAAACAAACCACTGCTTTGGCTAGCCTAAAATAAAAATAATTTGAAAAAAAATGACAAGTTATTGAAAATGCACGGTTTTTCCGTGCATTTTTTTGTTTACAAGTGTGATTTTTTATAGTATAATGTATATACAAAATGAGGAAAAGAGGAGTTCTCGAATGTATAAGTTCTTAAAAAATGTAGTTGCTCTCGAAGCTAGCCTGATGCAGGACGTTATTGCAAACGAAGGTGTTGACCAAGGTATGGCCAACATGTACGCTCAGGATCGCAACGACGTTATCGAAGCTAAGTCTCTCTACTTTGCTAATAAAGCAAACGAATTCCGTACACATATCGATCGTTTAGATACTTCTATCCGTGAAGCTATCGTAATCGCTTTTGCTGAAGATCTTGGTAGTGATTGGGTTCTGAAAAATCTTGGTTATGAGGTACGTGTATAATGGGTATGTCAAGTTACGTAATGGATCTCGAAGAGAAGTTCATGGATAAATGTGCTGATGTTGCCATTGATTCCGAGTCATTCCAAGAGTACTCAAGCAGAGTAAAAGCTTACTTGAACATGGTACCACATTTAGATAATCATGAAGTTTCTTATATTATCGACAATGTTTGGTTTGACATGCATGCACAATGTGGAGGAAACTAATATGTTTCGCAATGTATATGAATCGATCGCTTGTTTCGTAATGTTTACTTTGTTCTTAACAGCCGTACCGTTGTTATTGATCTGGTAAATCTGATATAAGTAATATGGAGAGATAAAATGATGACAAAAGAATTTACTTTTAATGTTGACAGATTTGGGATCGTTCCTTGGAATAAAGATATCTGTGGTTGGGAAGAACGTATGGTTCATGGTTCACCACAAGATCGTGGTTCTGCTGACCGTTACTATGGTCGCCCTTATGAACCACATTGGTATCCAAATGGAACTGGTAAAGGTCCTCGGATTACTGAAGAGCTAATGACTGGAGATCAAATAGCTGAATACGCCTACGGTTACGAAAACGAAGACGATCGTAAAGACTGGGGCTAAACAGTTCGGGTCCACGACTTCCACTCCTCTCTTCTCCTCTAATGGTAGAGTTGTGGACCCGATCCAAAAAAAAAATGAGCTGACTGCTCACTTTTTTGTTTACAAATGATTTAAATTATGGTAGAATATATCTAATAATTGAGGAGAATGTAAATGTCAAAATTCGTAATTACCAAAGATATGACCACCGAACAACGTCTGGCTGCCATTAAAAAAGCTGCTGACAAGTTCAACAAAAAGATTGGTCGTAATTCTAAGATCCGTCGTACTGAAACTTCCTTTATGGACAAGTTTGACGATGGTAACAACATCCATGCTTGGACAGATGCACCAAAGTATGTTGATGAATACTATGGTGACCGTTGTCGTGACCAACAATCTTATGAATCATATGAGGGATGGAATTAATGGAAGAGCAAGGTTTCGAATTTGAAGGTATGTGGATTACAGATCCAACAATGTCGCCATGTGGTCGGTTTGAAGTTGATCCAAAGGAATACTATGGAGTTGACGTAGATGGCTCATCGGAGTGAAGTGATTGAAACCAAAGGCCATCCTTTTGTAGGTGTCAAATGGCCAGTCACTGGTAGTAAAGGTGACCAATATACTGTTGAAATGCTTGATTATGGCTTTGATTGTAATTGCATTTCATATCGTAAATGTAAACATATCAAGTCTATAGAGGAAAGATTCAACTCATGACCATGCATCTAGTACGCGGTATGACGAGTATAAATACAAAGAAGCGCCGCAGGAATAGAGAACCTGGGCATGCAGCAGCTCAAGCTGCACATGATAAATGGTTACGTAAGAACGGAGTACATCCGGATCAACTTAAAATAGCGGAGAAATCAAGTGGCGCGCGTATTCCGAATTATGCAACAACATCGAGCTCAATCCCGACGTCGGACATCATTACACCCATCGCCGGAAAGCGCAAAGCTCAAGAGTATAGTGGAGACTACATCACCGGCCTCGCAACAATGCACAAGTCAAACACAGTACCGGTCGGTCGAGGAAGTGATCCAAAAATATACGCACAAATGAGGAGAAATTAATGGCAGGAATTCAATTAAAAAACGAAAAAACACGTTATCCACGTAGAGAATATGTAACTGGAATCTGGCGTGTTCAATTGGATAAACATCCAAGAGAAAATCGTTGGGATTGGATGATTGAAACAAAGGACAATGGTCCAGTATATTGGCATCGTACTACCGATGAACCAACTTATGCTGAAATCCAAGAATGGATTAAGGCTCAAAGCTGGAGCTAACTTTGATTAGTTCAACCGCTTTAGTGTGCCTTGCACTGAATGCGTATTGGGAAGCAAGAAATCAAGACTACTTAGGAATGATTGCAGTGAACCAAGTTGTAATGAATAGAGTTGCATCAGACATCTATCCCGATACACCTTGTGATGTAGTGTTTCAAGGCCCTACTCGTCCTTCATGGAAAGATCCTGAAGTCGAGTATCCGGTTCGCAATATGTGTCAGTTTAGCTGGTATTGCGATGGTAAGTCTGACGAGATTTATGAAGGAGAACAAGACAAATGGATGATGGCTGTCAATGCCTCTCTTGAAGTCCTTGAAGGAACTCATGATGATATAGTCGATGGTGCTATGTGGTATCATGCAGACTATGTAAGTCCTGAATGGGCTATGCATAAAGAGATAACATCGATCATAGGAGATCATATCTTTTATAAGGAAAAGTGATGAAAAAGAATGTGCTATATAAATATGGGCCAGCAATTCTCGGTGTAGGAAATCTGGCTCTGGCGAATGGAAACCTTTGGATGGTAATTACTGGAATTGTTTTGATTATCATCGCTTTAATGGATTTTTTTGACTATGATGGGTAAAGATATATTTGAAGATATGAGTATCGACGCTTATGAAGTCGAACTTGATATGGAACAACGAGCAAAATCTCTTGTTGACCAGTGGGGTAAACAACTCACTGAAGGAGATCTTCTGAAGCTTAATGCTATGGTCCATGCAGAAGGTAGTAATGCTGAATATAGTATTGCGGCATATGCTCTTCAATATTATCTCACAAAGAATTATAGACCAGAATTTATCCATGCTACTACGTCTGTTAGTCCGCGTAAAAAGCCTTGGTGGAAATTCTGGTAAGCAACCGATACGATATTTCTCGGCTCTGCTTTATAAGCTCAACCAGCCGTGTCTCCTTTCCATAGTTGGTTGAGCATTATTTTTTAAGTCTGCTCATTATTTTGTTTACAAACACTGAAAAGCATGATAGAATATAAACATAATTGAGGAACGAGTACAAACGTGGTTAAGCCTGTAACCTCATAAAAATTAAGACACAGGTGGGAAATTATAGAGCGCCCTCATTAGAAAGACTCAACTGGGAATGGTCCGTTCGTCCAGTATAAAAATTAAGGAACGCAAAGGTCTGGCCGACACCTTAAGTCAAACCCGTGCACGGGGCGGCTCAATATTATTTTGATTGTTGAGGAGCAATATTATGGCTATACCAAAAAGAACTCGTAAGAAAACAGTAAGAGCTCGTGCACGTAAAGGTGTACTCGGAGCTCCGGTCGATGGAGGCTTTGACGCAGTCAAAGATTACTTCCATTATGAAATCGACCGTAAAGATCTTATCAAACAAACCAAAACGTTTGTCAAGAAGAACTTCAATAAAACTCAAGCAAAATATATCTTGGCTTGTCCAGAATATAAGTTTGCATTTTCACACTATGCGGCTACTGCCTTTTGGTATAACACTGGGCAGCAAGTCACGGAGAGATCAGAGTATTGGAAACAATCTCTGATAGCGAGGCTGTCTGAACTCGTTGATACGGGTAAGACACTACATCATGAAAAAGTTCTGGAAGCGAAAGAAACACCAACGGTTGTTTCCCTCTCTCCTCAACAACGCTTGCAGAACAAAATCTCAAACACCATCATGCAAGATCTCCTCAATCTTGAAGATGAGTGGATTGAGGGTGAAAAAGCCTCAATAAACGTTTACGATTTGTTTCGTAAACATGGGTTGAGCGGCTCTGCTGCTCAGCCTGTCCGTCAGGTGGTTGAGGGATGGTTGCTCGATTATGAAGACGCTTATCATAAGCGCTGTGAACAAGCAGTAGAAGGCTATTCGCATTTGAAGCGACCTGAACTCAACCGCCGCATTAAAGAATGCCAAGCGATGTTAGAAGATCTTGATCGTATTAAAGCTGCTAAGAAAGCTACACGTAAAGTCAATAAGACTCCATCGCTCGAGAAACAAGTCTCTAAAGTCAAATACAAAAAAGAAGATAATGAGTTTAAGATTGTTTCAATCAATCCGGCTCAGATTGTTGGCAAGACTCATTTACTCTGTTTCAATACAAAGACTCGTAAGTTGATTGAATACAAAACAGAGTCAACCGATGGTTTTGTGATTAGTGGTACTACTATTAAGAACATAAACAGTGAGTCTCGTGCATGGACGCTGAGAAAGCCTATGGATATATTGCCATCTGCACTCAGCTCAACTCCAAAGCAATTTGAAACTCTTGTTAAACAAATTACAACTAAGCCGTCCACTCCAAATGGACGAATCAATGAAGATACTATATTGTTGAGGGTATTGAAATGACAATTGAACAAGAATTCTTAACAAAGTCGAAGTTCACTAAGATGGTAGAGGATACTGTCAATGAACTAAAACTGAGTTATATGGACGCTATACTATATCTCTGCGAAAAGAATCAACTCGAACCAGAAGATATGAAAAAGTTTGTCTCACCAATTATTAAAGACAAACTTGAAGCTGAGGCAATGCAGCTAAATTTTTTGCCAAAACAAAACACATTAGATGCTTTTCAATGATATATAGTATGTACATTACAGCTATAATGTGTTATAATACAGTTAATATTTCAGCAAATACGAGGTAACATATGTCTTTTGCAAATCTAAAACGTAACCGAGATCAAATCTCAAAACTCATCCAAGCAGCAGATCAAGTTGGTGGTGGCGAAAAGAAAAGCTACGCTGATGATCGCATCTGGAAACCAACAGTCGATAAAGCGGGGAATGGCTATGCAGTACTCCGATTCCTCCCAGCAGCAGAAGGTCAAGAACTCCCATGGGTCCGATATTGGGACCACGGATTCAAAGGACCAACTGGACTTTGGTATATCGAAAACAGCCTTACATCTATTGGTCAACCTGACCCAGTTGGCGAACTCAACTCCCGACTCTGGAATTCTGGGATTGAGTCCGACAAAGAAAAAGCTCGAGACCAAAAGCGTCGACTCCACTACGTAACAAACGTATTGGTTCTTCAAGATCCGTCAAATCCAGCGAATGAAGGTAAAGTATTCCTTTATAAGTTTGGTAAGAAGATCTTTGACAAGATTATGGATTCAATGCAACCTGAATTTGCTGATGAAGATCCAGTAAATCCTTTTGACTTCTGGGAAGGTGCTGACTTCAAACTGAAAATTCGTAACGTTGAAGGATATCGCAACTATGATAAGTCAGAGTTTGCAAGTCCATCAGCTCTCTTTGATGGTGATGATGTCAAGTTGGAAGAAGTCTATAACAAGCTTCATGATCTGACTGAGTTTACTGATCCAAAGAACTATAAGACTTACGATGAACTCAAAGCTAAATTGGCTCGAGTTCTTGGTGAGGAAGCAGTCGGTGCCGGTGCTCCAACTGTAGTTCAAATGAATCAGATGAATGAACCAGCTCCATCACCAATGGAACCAGTCACCGCCGAAGAAGTACCAACTAACGACGATGACGATACCATGTCATACTTTGCGAGATTGGCAAATGAGGACTGATTATCATAACTTTTATTCTGAGGACGGTAGCCGCGAGGCTATCGTCTTCAAGACATCTAATGAAGATGGTTGGTTCGTTGATCTATTAGAAGATGACGTGGTTGTTGAAACTCGTAAGATGGAAACAGATGGAGTACTTCATAGCGAACAATATGCTGAAGATTGTGCTGAAAACTGGGTAATGTTTATCTTTTAACCAGCTGCCGACATCATTAAATCATCTCCACGAGATTGTAGAGCATTTGAATAATCATCTCTTTGTCCTGCCGATGGAGGTGGGGCAGAGAGCGTAGTATTTGACTGACCAATATTATTTGTTGTGTTAGTAGATCCATCAACAACTACTGGTTGGTTAGCACCCATTGCAGATTGATTTCTCGCTTTATACCAATCAGGTTCTTGAAGCTCATATGCTGGTCGCTTAAGCATTCTCAGGTATTTTTCTGCTTCAATTTCTACTTGTTTCGCTTGTTGTCTTTCTTCTGTAGTATATCCAGTGAGTCTAAATCCCAATGTGCCTTTAAACCTGTCGGCAGATAGACCATCTTTCGATAAGTCATAGAGTTTTAATCTTTCACGTTCTGCTTCAGTACCTAAATAAGTTGGTTCTTCACCAAATTCGGTAGACATTAGATCCGGAACATCTTTTTCGAATCCCGGTCCTGCATAATCAACACCTGCACCTTCGTATCTTTCTCTTTCTGCTTTTTCTGATGCGGCAGCAGCGACCGCAACACCCAAACCAGCAAGAAGAGCACCACTAGCGACGACTAGACCTATAGGCCCTAAGAAACTAGCGCCGGCCATTACTAGATTTCCACCTTTCATTGCAAATCCTGGGAATTTGGCCGGAGGTTTCGCACCTTTTCTACCTGGACCACCCGGCATCACACCAGCATCACCGATGCTATTACCTAAACCAACGAGAGAACCTAATCCTTTAAGTACATATCCACCAACTCCCCACAAAGCTTGTAGAGAACCAATAGTTGCAGCTAGACCAACTTTTAATGTGGTAGCTGGAGCAAATAGCATTCCAAGGCCTGATAGTAATCCAAGAGTAGATAAGACGTTGCCACCACCTTCTTTTCCATCAATTCCAAAGAATGATGCAATTTCACCATTAAGGAGTTTATTGATTCCTTCTAAACCAGATTTAAGATTCTCTCGCAAGAATTTACCAATTGATTCCATCATACCTTTGAGATCATTTAGATTTGTTATATCAGCACCAATGAGTGTACCAAAAGATTTACCAACTTCTAGTAATTGTTTAGCAACTTCGTCATCAATTAAGAATCCAGCAGCTGCTCCAATCAGAGCAAACTTTTTACCAAGTAGAGAACCAAGAGCACCACCTTGAATTGCTCGAGTAACTTGATCTTTTAGTTCTCCTGAAGCTTCTGGTCCAAGCAAAAATTCTGCAATTTCATCTGCAAAGATTCCAACCGCGAGAGCTGGAATACCACGTTTCAGAAGAATACCACCAAGAACTCCGGGTAAAGCAGCAAGAGCAGCAGGTGTTAAGAAACCACCTAACTTACCAAGCATTCCTCCTAAACTACCGAGACCACTTTTTGCAGAGTCAACAACTTTACCACCGGCAGCACCTATTCCACCAGCAACTGCTTTAAATCTTCCACCTTCTCTTTGTTTCTCAAGATCTTTTAGCCTCTCCATTGAAGCAGCTTTGAGTTGACCTTGAAGAGATTTTGTAAGAAGATTGTTTGTAGAAAGAATAGACTGCTGAGTATCTCTTAGCACATCAGTCTGCGCTAACAGAGTCGCATTGACCTGTTTTAAAGATCCTCGTTGAGTTGCTGTTCTACCGGTTTCATCGCGTTTTTGTGAATTGAAAACGCCTTGTGCAACTTGTTTTTCTGCCATTTACTGTTGCTGCTGACTTCTTTCTTTCATATGTTTTATAAGCATATAGATTATAATTTCTCTCTCCCATGGAATCATATTATCTAGTTCAGTTAACGAATAACTATATTCGTGTGCCATTAAAAAATTTGTTTGATAATAGTTTTCAAGGCTATCATGCGAGAGGTTTATGAAAAAAAATCTTGCAGTCCCTCCACTTTTAATTCGTTTTCTTTTTCGCAGCTTTTACAATTGAATTTCTTAGTGTATGATAGTGTTGGTACACTCGAAACAAAGTCCGCGATCTTACCATATTGTTCATCATTTAATGACGAAATAAAATCGTCGATCTCTTCAACAGTCTCATCTTTTAATAGAATATTTTCATTCTCAGTTTGAATAGTGTCCATACAATTACGAAGTGTAGCAAGGAGCTGTTCAGTCTGAGTACGTGTATCGTTTAATAGAACTCTATCACCAATGATGTCAGTGTAAGTAGGATATTTCATCTTCAACGTATATTGATCATTGAGTTGAATAATCATATCTTTCTTTTCAAGATTAATTTCGATCTCATTCAAATTAATAGTCAATTGATTCTCATGTTGGCAATTTGTGCATTTCATGACAATATCGTTTGATTCGCCAACAGACTTTGATCTAATCTGTGTAAAGATATAATCAACATCAAATGTTGCTAATTTGCCAATTTCAATATTTTTAACACACGATTGAATAGTATTCAAAACTGCTCTTAAAATTTGTTTTACGTCTTTTGATTCGTATGCAATCATAAGGACTTTTTGTTCTTTGACCAAGAATGGTCGGAAGCTTACAGTCTGTCCAGTTGAAGGTACCGTCAATTCATACTCAGGTACATCATTTAGTCGCGGTAGTGCCATTATTTACTCCTTAAAGGCCAAATCCAAGAGAAAGTTGACCAGCTGGTACTCTTTCCCAAAATCTATAAGACAGCGTAACACTGAATGTTACAAATCCATCTTGTTCATTATTATAATCAATCTGGCTGATTGTCGTTGGAAACGCATCGACAAGAGCACAAGAATAAGTTGAAATCTGTGGGTTCAATCCAAGTGGAAGAGATATACGACCAAATGGAATAGGGTTTGCTAATTGGTGAATGGTAACTCTCTTTTTATATTCGGTTGGATAGTTTACAACGTTCTTGTCCTGATTCCCAGGAGAAGTGTCGTGTATTGTTGCAATCCAACTTTCAAAATAGTTACGAATTGGAAGTGTTGAAGTCTCCATGAATTGAAGAGTCACATCATCCATAGCATAACCATAAGCAACCTTCTGTTGTTCAATACCCACTCTACGATCATGAGTCAAAATTTGTTTACCGGGAAGAGTTGCATTTGTACAAAGAACATTTCGTTGTGCTGAACCAAGAGCACCAGTGATTGCTCCAAGCACTCCACCTCTTCCACCAATTGATGGTAAACTAACCATGAACTTATTCGTACGAGCAAGTCCTAGACCAGCGGTGATAGCTAACTTTAATGTGTCTACACTACTCATCCTCTTAACTTCTTCCTTGAATCTCTATAAACTGTATTTGCATTTGCTTTATTCCAGTCAGCCATTGGAAGGAACGTTGCAATTTCCCATTCAGGCTTATCGACTAGAGCAAATCTGCTTTTAACATGTTTGAACAAATATCTTTTCATTGCTGGAGCAACATACTTTTGTGGAATACCTTTATTACTATTTCCAAGAAGAACATCCAAAAGTCTTGCTCTGACAGTTGGTGGCAAATAATGTAGATTCAAACCATAGAAACCACCGGGTGCTGGTCCCATCATAATGATCAGCGGAAAGCCATCGTAATATGGAAGTTCTTTCTTAAACTTTGGATCATAGAAATACATGTACATATTTCCAAGAATACCGGTCTTAGTAATCGGTCGATTCTTGAGTTCCAATGCTTCGTCTTGCATAATCTTTTGACGATTATCGACGGTTCTACCACGGAACATTTCACGTGCTTTGTTCCGAAACCACTCAATAGATTGCTTAGTCCGTGGAGTAATACCTGCACGGAATGCTTCAATCTCGAGTTCTCTAAATAAACTTTCGCCTGCCATACGTGTATTTATAACTATTTCTTACGTCTTTTATATGGCTTTAAAGGCTTTAATTTACCAGGGACTTTCTTCATCGGCTTAGACATTATTCCCATTGACACTAGTGTTTCCTCGGTCCAGATCTGAAACTCCCACTTACGATCTTTACAATATGACTGAGCAGCTTCCCACTTATTCATATTCTTTACATAGGTAACTGCCTCGTTCAAGTATTGTCTTTGGTTTTTACCGGCTTTCTTGGGTGGGGCTGTTTCTTTGGCTGGTTTGATTTCGACGAGGACTGTTCGGTCTTCAAAGACAATTTTGATATCGGGGAAATAGCGGTGATACTTTTTATCGACGTCATAGTAGTATGGAATCACAATCTCTTCTGATGACCATTTCTTTACCTTTGGATTTCTGTCGAGCCATTTGAATACGTCTCTCTCCCACAACGATCTAAACACTACGTTGTTTGGATCTCCAGCATACTTCTTCTTATTCTCTACAGTGTATCTTCCAGAATAGGCCATTTTTCGTTATAAATACTCATGAGTTACTTTTATATCTATAGGAAAAGAACGAATGTCTTATACACTAATGGATGAGAGTTGGGCTAATCAAGGCGACCAAAGAGTTGCCGGTCCATATAAGTACCCACTTGACGATGCTAATAAATTACTTACAAAAATATCATTTCAAGCGATGAAGATTCTTCCGCCTGAGTTTAGTGTTAATTATGAAGCAAGTCCAACATTTGAAGGACCTGAAGATCGTGGTGCGCTTTCACAAAAACAACAAACCGGTGTTACTTCAACTGGATTAAAGATGAGATCTATTCCCGGTGAAAAAGCAGAGATTCACGTTCCTATTAGTTTTCAAGTAAATGATGGATTCAATTATTCAGGTGCAGAACTTGGAGCATTTGGTGGTGCAATTACAAATGTTCTAAATAAAGGTGGATCTATTGGTGAAGCAGCATTTCAAGGATTGAAAGAAACTGGTCAAAGTTTTCTATCTGTATTAAAAGTTTTTGGTGGATCAGAACAAGAACTTGGTCGACTTGGTATTGCTCGACTTGCAAGAGGTTTACCAGTTGGATCTCAAGCTGTACAAGTTGGAGCTCGAGTTTCGGTAAATCCAAATGCACGTACTGCATTTCAGAATGTTAACATTCGCGAATTTAATTTTACATTTAAATTTCTTCCAACAAGTTTTGAAGAATCTAAACAAGTGAAAGCAATTATTAATTTCTTCAGATGGCATTCATATCCTGAGTTAATTGGTGATCCTAACTTCTCGGTTGGATATGAATATCCAAATATGTTTAGAATTAAGTTACTATACACTGGTGATGGTAGTCCAAAGAATATTGGAACGCCTATTAAATTGTGTTATTGTAAGTCAATTAGTACTACGTACAATCCAACATCAACAACAGTGTTTTCAGATGGTTCACCAACAGAAATTGATATGAACGTAACATTTTCAGAATACAAAGCACAATCTAGAAACGATATCTTCCTACAAGACAATGTTTCATATTATGATTTTGAAGGTGTGAAAGATGAGAATGAAGTACTCGCTCCACCAGCCGATGGACCACGCGCTCGTACTGCAGCTGATACACCGGAGGGATTATAATGTCTAATTTTTTTAAATTCTTTCCAGTTGTTGACTACAAATTCGGTACCAATGGTTCAACCGACAAAATTGAAAACATTACGGTGTATGCAAACATTGTTGATCAGGTGATTAATAATGTTGCTTCATACACTGAATATTATGCTCTTCCGGAAGATAGACCAGATACTGTTTCTCAAAAATTATATGGAACTCCAAGCTATCATTGGACATTTTATCTAACAAATCCGGATATTCGTTCATCAGGTTGGCCATTGTCGCCACGTCAGTTATATAATCAAATCACTGAGTTATATCCTACACGTGTAATTACAACTCGGACTAAATTGACCGATAAATTTAAAGTAGGACAGTCAATCACCGGTAGTACATCATCAGCAACCGCAACAATTGGTAAAAGAAATCTAGACCTTGGACAATTATTTTTAGAAGATGTGAGTGGTACATTTGTTGCTGGCGAAAATATTACGTCAGTGAATGATGATGAAGTCACTGAGACAATCGTTGCAACCAGTTTTGAATATCAATATAACGCAGCACACCATTATGAGAATGCTGAAGGACATATTGTTGATATTGATCCTGAAGTTGGACCTGGTGCACTACTTACAGAAGTCACTTGGTATCAACGCTTAGAAAGATTAAATGACGCAAAAAGACAAATGAAAGTAATTAAACCATCGATAATTCGCGATGTTGTAAGATCATTTAGAGATACTGTTGGATCATAATGTCACCTGTTGAAAGAACTAGAACTTCATATGAACTTGATCAGGTGTTGCTCGAATCCGAGCGACTACCAAATCCTATTGAGTTAAAACGAGTCGTTACTGACTTAGATATATTTGAACATCTTGATAAACCATATCTTACTGCTGAAATGTCAGTAGCTGACCAGACTAATCTTTATGAAACTGCTGGTATTATTGGTGGTGAGAGAATTACAATTACAATTAGTTCTCTGAAAGAAGATATTTCTAAACCAATCACAAATCATTTTTATGTTACTAAAGCAAAAGTCATTTATACTAATGATGATTCACAACTTATTATCTTTAGTCTCATCGAAGATATTGCTTTTAAATCTAATCTATATAATGTGAATCGATATTATTTTGGCAAATGTGGAAATATTATTGAAAAAATAGCAAAGCAATATTTTAAGGAAGAACTTGACCTCGATACACCTGTTGATCAACTTAAAAACGAAAAGCAAAATTTACATTTGATCGTTCCAAATATGGATCCATTAGAAGCTATGCAATGGGTTCGAAATAGAGCAACCACCACTGAAGGATTTCCTTTCTATCTGCATTCGTCTTTTACAAAGAATAAATTATTTTTTAGAGATCTTGGAACATTATTAACTCAACCGGTGATTAATCCAAAAGAAAGTTTTAGAATTGATAAAGCTTCTCTTGATTCTCCGTCAAATAAAATGATAATCAATCATAAATTTGATTCATATCAAAATATTGTAACTATGATTGCAAAGGGTTTAGTCGGATCAAATTATCGGTATATTGATACTACACAAGAGACTCCACGTACATTCTCTTTTGACGTAAGAAAAGATCTATATGACATTCTTATCGATAAAGGATATATGAATGGCCAAGAGAATCCGGAGTTTTCTACTTTATATAAAGTAGATGGCAAATCTTTTAATCAGATTAAAAGTAGAAATATCACAAGAGTTGGTGGATCGAATTCTCAACGGAATTTCTTTTGGGATGAAGATCAAAAACATACATGGGATAACTCTTACTCAGAATCAAAAACAGCAGCTGGTTATAAACAAATTGTAATCTCACATGTAGTAGATGATGTTTTAAAAAGAGCTCCATTGACTATGATTGTTGATGGTATTAATTTTATTGATGGTGATAAACATTCGACAATTGGTAACAATATTGCAGTTGAATTTCCAAAATCAACCGCTGACAGAGACAAAGGATCAAGTCAAATAGATACAAGAAGATCTGGTAATTATTTGATCTTTGCTTGTCGCCATATGTTTAAAAAAGAAAAATATGAAGTATCTCTTTCTTGTGTAAAAATGGGAAATCTAAAATCAAATGACTAGTTTATATAAACAATTTTATGGTGACGGAACTAGATGGTTCATAGGTGAAGTGACATCTATTAAAGATCCACTTCAACTTGGTCGTGTGAGAGTTCAGATTGAAGGCATTCATCACGACAATAGTAATTTGATACCACGTGAAAGACTGCCTTGGGCGCAATGTTTGGTACCTATTACTGAAGGTGGTACAAGTGGATATGGAAATAATCTAGGAATTCAGGTTGGTGCTAGAGTTTTTGGCATTTTTCTTGATGGTAAAGATTCTCAATTACCAATGGTCATGGGGACGTTACCAAAATATGAAAATACTACAAATGCTGATGGCACAATCAATTATGCTACAAACAATAGCGACGTATCGAATAAATCGACAAATGTTTTAGCAACTGGAACAAATACATTAGTTGCTCGAAAAGTTTCAAATCAGACAGATCCAGTGAAGATTGCAAAAGATGCAAATTCTCGTGGAGGTGAAGAACCTTTCGATGAACCGAATTCTCCTTATAATGCAATATATCCAATGAACTATGTCCATGAAACTCCTCGTGGAAATGTAATTGAAATTGATGATTCACATGATAGTGATGGTGATGGCAACATTACTGACTATTCACGTATTCACATTTATCATCGTTCAGGTTCGTTTGTTGAAATGCATCCAAATGGAGATGTAGTTACGCATCATAAGAATGGATTTAAGACAGTACATGGTAACGATAAAGTCTATATTACCGGTGATTTAGACATTACAGTCAATGGTAACATGAATGTTACTGTGAAAGGTAATATGACAGAGAGTATTACTGGAAATGTCACAGAAACAATTGATGGCACACACACCGAAACTACAAAGGGTGATATCACGATTACTTCAAGTGAGAATGATATTGCAATTGCAACACCTGATGGAAGGATCGATCTGAACTAATGGCTCACCAGTTTGTAATATTGAATCAAGGTAAAATAACAGTTTACAATAACTTTGACGATATTCCAGAGTCTTTTGAAAATTTAATTCGATTCGCACCTGAAATACCACCTGAGCCACATACTGAAGAACAACACCACGAAATAGATCAGTGGAATAAACGACTACAAATACTTATGAGAAGAGAAACAAAATAATGCCAGCTGTTACAAGAATTGGAGACGCAGACGTACCACATTGTTCCGCAATGACTCGTGCCGCGGGATCTTCGAATGTATTTGTAAATGGTATTGGTGTAAGTAGACAGGGTGATAATAACACTGGGCATTTATTGCCACCAGTTCCTTGTCCATCTCATGCAGCTCCGATTACAACTGGATCAACAACAGTATTTGTAAATAATAAAGGTTGTGGTCGAGTTGGTGATGGAATTACCGCATGTACAAGTGTTGCTGCAGGTTCATCTAACGTATTTGCTGGCGGATAATCTGTATAAATAGGTTCAAAGGAATTACAAATGGCACGTCAATTTGCAGTAGAAGATGGTAATTTACAAACACGTTCTATAATTTCGTCTCGTACGATTAATTATAAGGACATTGACTTGACGCTTGC